TAAAAGGCTTGGCTATTGGAGCTAATGAAAAAAAACGAGAGGTTGAATTATTTCTAGCCATTGATTATTTACAGTCAGTTGAAAATAGCTTGCAGGGTTACCGTTCTAGTTCAACTCAAGAGCTAATCTATCCGCGTTATAATGTTACTTTATATGGTTATGTTCTTGCTAGTGATGTGATACCCAAAGAGCTTAAAAACGCTCAAATGGAAGCGGCAATTTACGCGACAAGTGGAAGCTTATTGGCTAACACGCTTAATAATAATATTAAGTCCGAGCAAGTGGCAAGCTTGAAAACTGAATATTTCGAAGGCAGTAATACCGAAACATTAGTTTTAAAGCGCGTCAATGCTCAATTAAGACCATTACTGCAAGATGCTAATACTTTGGTTCGCACTTAATGGGCGTTGATTATACCGCTAAAGCGGCAAGCGCCAAAAGCATATTAAATAAATTTGGCGCTTTTGGTCACGTTAAAATAAAACGTGATGATGGTGTTTTAGATCCAGTTTTAGGAACTAACACGGGCGCCATAACCGAGTTTAGCTTATATGCTGTGGATTTAGATGTTAATAAAAATTTAATGGTAGACAGTCGTATTGCGGCAACAGATAGACAGGTTATTATGGCAAGTGATATAAAACCATTGATGAGCGATACTATCAGCATAGGAACAGCAGAGCATAAGATTATAACGATAGATACATTATCCCCATCGGGTGTAGATGTTATTTACACGGTTATTTGTCGTGCCTAAAATTATCTCACCTGAGCGATTAGGCGGAGTATTAAAAAAGATACTCGATGAGCATTCAACACTTAGCCAAGTCAAAACAGACAGAGCAATTAAAAAGACTATAATCAAAGTCTGGGGTAGTATTATTAAACTTACCCCTGTTGGTAATGCAGACGCATGGCAAACAAAGAATAAGCCGAAAGGTTATGTTGGTGGACGCGCTCGCGGCAATTGGTTTGTTGGTACTACGTTAACAGATAAAACGGGCGGCGTAAAAGCTAACAAAGGCGTAAGTTATGTTGCTAAGAACATACCAAGAAACATTATAGGCACAAAGTTATATTTATATAACAACTTACCTTATATAAACCGTTTAGAATACGGGGCGCATTCAAAACAGGCTCCACGTGGAATGGTTAGGGTTTCCCTGTTAAAATGGGGTAAAGAATTACAGAAACAATTTAAGGCGGAGCATAAATGAGTTATTACGATATTCACAAAGCATTAACTCAGTCTATTATTGATTTAAATGTAGGTTTGCCAATAGCGCATGAAAATGTAGATTTTAATTCAAGTAGCGCTAGCGCGTTTATAAGCGTAAATACTTTGATGGGCGACCAAGATCCCGCAACAAAAAGCGACCTTGACACTGTTACCGGTATTTATCAAATTAGTATTTATACCAAATCAGGTACAAGCGTTAAAACGATGCTTAATGCAACTGATTCAATAATGGGTTATTATATACACAACTTAAAATTAACAAGCAATAACCAAGAAATAGTTATTATCTCCACAAGTTCAACTAGTGGGCGCAATGATGATGATTGGTTTATTAACGATATTTCTGTCACGTTTAAAAGTGACATCCAACGAGGGTAAACAAAATGGCTTTAACAGGAACAATTAACGGTACTGACGTACAACTAGCAGTAGAATCAACGCCGGGTGGTGGTACTTTTAATGCTGTGGGTGGTTTAGTTACCAACTCCTTCACATTAAATAACGGCGCGATTGACGTTACAAACAAATCAAGCGCTTCATTTCGTGAAGTAATGGCTGGCGAAGGTCTACAAACCTTAGACATGTCAGCAGAGGTTATTTTCTCGACTGATGTCAATTTTGCTATAGTGAAACAGTCAGCACTTGATAAAACTATCTTATCTTATCAAGTAGCCCGTGGCGCAGAAGTGTTGGCGGTTGATTTATACATTACTTCATTCGTTGAAACTTCACCTGATAACGACAAGCATAGCGCAAGTATTAGTTTTATCTCTGACGGTGCTATTACAGGAATTTAACCATGGCATTATCTGGCATCTTAAGTGGGTCGGATGTTTTTCTACGTGTGAGAACTGCCGGTCGATGGTTAATTATCGGCGGGCAGTTATCGCATAGTCAAACGAAAAGTAATGCGGCAATAGATATTACCTGTAAACAAAGTGGCGGCTTTCGCGAAGTGATGGTAAACGAAGGCTTACAAACTATGGAAGTATCAAGTGAGTTGATATTTTCCACTGATGCAGCCTTTGACTATATCAAAACAGCAACGACAGATAAAACTATAGAATTGTTTCAGGTTGTCCGTGGTACTCTTAGCGGTGCAGGTGACAATGTTGACGAGTTCAACGCGATGATAACTTCATTCGTTGAAACGTCACCTGACAACGACAAACAAACAGCAGCCGTTACTTTTATGAGTTCTGGCGCATGGTTTGAAAGTTTAAGCTTTTCACAATTTTTAACCGTTGGCGGCGACACTTTCAAAACGTCAATGGGCGACCTGTTTTTAGTAAGGAATTAACATGGCAGATTATACGAGTTCAAAAACAGGCGCACAGATTGATACCATCTTAGACGGTACTTTTAGCGACGATGTGACAATTAACGCACTTACTGTGGGTAGAGGTGGGAGTGCTATTTCAACTAACACAGCAAGCGGTTATCAAGCTTTACAAAACAACACTACTGGTAACTACAACACAGCGAGTGGTTATTATGCTTTATCCTCCAACACTACGGGTGGTGCTAACACAGCGAGTGGTAATTATACTTTAATGAACAACACTACTGGTACTAGTAACACAGCAAGTGGTAGGGAAGCTTTAAGGAACAACACTACTGGTGACGGTAACACAGCAAGTGGTAAGGGCGCTTTATTCTCCAACACTACGGGCGCTAATAACACAGCGAGTGGTTATTATGCTTTATCCTCTAACACTACTGGTATTAACAACACAGCAAGTGGTTATCAAGCTTTACAAAACAACACTACTGGTAACTTCAACACAGCGAGTGGTAGGGAAGCTTTAAAGAACAACACTACTGGTGCTAGTAACACAGCGAGTGGTTATCAAGCTTTAAGGTACAACACTACTGGTGTTAACAACACAGCAAGTGGTCTTCAAGCTTTATACTCCAACACTACTGGTAGTGACAACACAGCAAATGGTAAGGAAGCTTTAAGGTACAACACTACTGGTAATAATAACACAGCAAGTGGTTATCATGCTTTAAGGGGCAACACTACAGGTGTTAACAACACAGCGAGTGGTAATCAAGCTTTAAGGAACAACACTACTGGTAACTACAACACGGCGAGTGGTAAGGAAGCTTTAAGGTACAACACTACTGGTAGCTACAACACAGCAAGCGGTTATCGAGCTTTATACTACAACACTACGGGTGCTGGTAACACAGCAAGTGGTAAGGACGCTTTATTCTACAACACTACTGGTACCTATAACACAGCAAGTGGTTATGATGCTTTAAGGTACAACACTACTGGCACTAACAACACAGCAAATGGTTATCAAGCTTTACAAAAAAACACTACAGGTGTTAGTAACACAGCAAGTGGTTATCAAGCTTTACTTAACAACACTACAGGAGCGCATAACACAGCGAGTGGTTATTATGCTTTACAAAGCAACACTACTGGTAACTTCAACACAGCGAGTGGTAGGGAAGCTTTAAAGAACAACACTACAGGATCGCATAACACAGCAAGTGGTATGGAAGCTTTACAAAACAACACTACAGGATCGCATAACACAGCAAGTGGTATGGAAGCTTTACAAAACAACACTACTGGTAACTACAACACAGCAAGTGGTAAGGAAACTTTAAGGTACAACACTACAGGAACGCATAACACAGCAAGTGGTTATCAAGCTTTAAGGAGCAACACTACTGGTAGCTACAACACAGCAAGTGGTAGGGAAGCTTTAAGGAACAACACTACTGGTGGTAGTAATACAGCAAGTGGTTATAAAGCTTTAAGGAACAACACTACTGGTAACTACAACACAGCAAGTGGTTATTATGCTTTAAGTAACAACACTACTGGAGCGAATAACACAGCGAATGGTCTTCAAGCTTTACAAAACAACACTACTGGTGATAGTAACACAGCGAGTGGTAGGGAAGCTTTATACTCCAACACTACTGGTGATAGTAACACAGCGAGTGGTAGGGAAGCTTTATACTTCAACACTACAGGTTCTAGTAACGTAGCAAGTGGTTACCAAGCTTTATTCTCCAACACTACTGGCGCTAACAACACAGCAAGTGGTTATCAAGCTTTACAAAACAACATTACAGGAGCGCATAACACAGCGAGCGGTTTTCAAGCTTTACAACACAACACTACTGGTGGTAGTAACACAGCGAGTGGGAGGGGAGCTTTACTTAACAACACTACTGGGGGTAGTAACACAGCGAGTGGGAGGGACTCTTTAAGGAACAACACTACGGGTGGTGGTAACACAGCAAGTGGTTATCAAGCTTTGCTTAACAACACTACTGGTGTTAACAACACAGCGAGTGGTAAGGACGCTTTATACTCCAACACTACTGGTCACTACAACACAGCGAGCGGTAGGGAAGCTTTATTCTCCAACACTACAGGTGGTAACAACACAGCGAGCGGTTTTCAAGCTTTACAAAACAACACTACTGGTAACTACAACATAGGTTTAGGACGAGACGCGAACTCATCAACAGCAACA